TAATGGTGGAGTGGATAACTAAGAATATTATAACAAGGATTACGCATATGATTGGTCAGCTTTGGGCCATTCAGCAAGGAGGTGTTCCAAGTGGGTGTTTTAATACATCACACATGGATTCTTGGATAATGGGGATGTACTTTTTCCTTTTTGCCTATGAACAAATATCTAGAGCCCCCCCACATGAGCGAGACAAGCTTGAAGATGCGTTAATTCGATTGATTTTCTTAATAGTGTATGGGGACGATCATGCGTGGAACAAATCGGAGGATGAGATGGTGGCATACTGGTTCTCAGGGAAAGAATTTCAGAACTTTATGAAAGTTTTTTTTGATGTAGATGTTCGTGAAATGAAGGATGGCTTAGCCTTTCTTTCTAAGGTAGATGGGTGGGGTTCAATAACAGAGCTCGGTCTAACTTTTTTAAAATATCAATTTGTCAAAAACCAGGAGCAAGGAAAGGACCAGCCACGATATCTTCCTTTTAGAGAAACATGGGAGTTTGTTATCCGAGCCCTGATTGGAGGCAAAGGCGAAGAAAGGAGTGTTGTGGACGTAGTTTTATCCGTTTTGGGCCATGCGTATGGAACTTATGCATCGAACAGAGCCGCATATGACGCATTATTTTGCATTTACAAGGCGTGTTTTCAGATCTTAGGGCAGGGTGCAGAAGAAAAAATTAAGGAAATGTTGGAAGCCCTACCTTATGATGACTTACGAGCAATGAGAAGAAAAGGCATAACCCCCCAAGAACTTTTAGCGGGGTTTCCTACTTGGCAGGTATTGGTCAACAAGAATGCGTTTGATGAAGCTTACCATACTCCGACCTTTAATTTGCTCGATGTGAATAAGAGTGACCTAGATTTTTAGTGAGAAAATACAATCGCCAAGTTAAAAGGCAAAAAATAACTGCCCACCCATGTAATGCCTAGGTGTAAGCCTAGGATTTGAGGGCAGGTGAGAAAACACCTGAAAAACAGCTTTTTTTTCCTCATTTTTGAGGTTTTTGTATCAAGTGATATGACTCTCTGTGGAGAGGAAAAAAGTAGGTGAGAAAACACACTAAACAAACACCAAAAATAAAAAGAGAAAAAAACTTAAAATCAAAATTAATGGTGCAACTCCAGAGTTGTAGCTGTCTAGTGAGG